ATTCCTTTAGTTGCTGAATCTATTAAGTCATTTGGATTTAATGTTCCTATTACTATTAATAATATGATTGATAAGATAATAGTAAGTGGTCATACAAGATATGAAGCGGCCAAGAAATTAGGAATGACAAGTGTTCCTTATATTGAACTTAATCATTTATCTGATTTAGATATTAGAAAATATAGACTTGCAGATAATAGAGTTGCAGATGAATCAGAATGGGACAAGAATCTATTAAGAACTGAATTAGCAGAATTGGAATTAAATAGTAAATTAGATGCAGAATGGTTTAATAACATTGGTTTTAATCAAGAAGAAATAGCCAAAGCATTAGCTGGAACTATGCAAGATAATGAACAAAGTTTAACAAAAAAAAATGAATGTCCAAGTTGCGGACATACTTGGTAATGGAATTTGTAGATAGTATATGGTGTATGATAATGATGGGATTTGTAAGTTTAATAATAGTGTGGTGGTACACATAAGATGAGTAGAAAAAAACTAGGTAAACCTAAATCAGCTTTTAAAGTGCGTGTAGAGAATGATGGCATTTATGTTTCAGCTTTGAAACAAGACAATGCACAACTAACGCAATTAAATTATGATTTAATGAAGAAGTATAGAGTTAAAACATCTGATCCAGTTACCAATGATGTTATTGATAGAATATTTATTAGACATCAACAAGGAATGAAAAAGTTTAAAGTAACTATGGCTCAAAACTCTAAATCTATTCCTGAATGGATAGAAGATACCATAGAAGAATTAATTGATGCGACTTGCTACTTATCTACATTAAAAGATAGAATCAATAAACGAGAAAATGATTTGCTAAAAGAGAATGATAGATTAAGGGACGAACTAACTATTAATGAATTATTGAGTGATAAAAAAGATAAACAAATTGAAGATTTAAAATTACAAAAGATTAATGAAGTTGAACTAGCTAAAAAAGAAGCTGATAAACTTATGATTAAAAAAATAACAATGTATGAAAGTAAATTAGCAAAGTATGGCAAAAAGACCAAAGTGGGGCGTTAATAATTATGTTAAACGCACAACAAAAAAACGTAAAGGTAGACATTCTAAAAGTCCAAATAAAGGCAGTCACAAAAAGCGTTATAGAGGACAAGGTAGGTAAATGAATATATTATTTTTATTTTTAGGATTATTACAAGCAGAAGCTAGTTATGAATTAGTAAAAATACCAATCAGTTATAGTGTTAAAAAAATAACTTGTGAAAAAGCATTTAATAATACTGTTACATTTGTTGAGAATCCAAATTATAAAGCAGGTAGTAATCAATCAACGACTTTAGTTCAATATAAAGGAAAAAATGTTTTTGTTCATTGGTGCAAAGATATAAATGGCAACTTTGTACGATAAATGGCAACGTCATTTAATATTCAAGCTATTGCAAAGTTACTAAAGCTATCTGAAAGAAGAATACAACAATTAGCTAAAGAAGAAATTATACCTAAAGCTGAAAGAGGTAAGTATGATTTAGTAGGAAGTGTTCAAGGTTATATTGATTATCTAAAAGCTAAAGTAGGTGGTGATTTTACAGCAGAAGAAGTATTAAAGAATAAAAATAAATTACTTAAAGCAAAAGCAGAACTAGCAGAAATAGAAAAAATGAAGGCAACAGGCGAATTAATACCGAAAGAAGAAGTAAAACGCACTTGGTTAGAATTAGTGCAGAAAGTAAAACAAAAATTATTGTCAATACCAAATAAGGTTGCTCCTGTTGTTGTTACAGTTAAGAGTATAAACGAAATTAAATTAATATTACAAGATAAAATATATGAGGCACTCTATGAAATCTCCAGCGATGAACGAGGTGCTAGAAAAGACATTAAGTCTAATAAAACCACCTCCTCATCTAACGATAAGTCAATGGGCAGATAAATTTAGACAGTTATCTACTGAAAGCAGTAGTGAAGCTGGTAGGTTTGAAACTTCAAGAGCCATATTTCAAAAAGAAATAATGGATAGTATTAATGATCCAGCAATTAATGAAGTTGTTGTAATGTCTTGTTCTCAAATAGGTAAAACAGAAGTCTTACTTAATGCTATTGGTTATTATATTGCTTATGCACCTGCTCCTATATTAATTGTTCAACCAACATTGGAAATGGCTCGTGCTTGGTCGCAAGATAGATTAGCACCAATGATTCGAGATAGTAATATACTTAAAGCTAAAGTTGCTGATGTTAAAAGTAAAGATTCAGGTAATACTGTATTGCATAAAGTATTTGAAGGTGGTCATATAACAGCTTGTGGTGCAAATAGTCCTGCGTCTTTAGCATCAAGACCAATTAAAATAGTATTATGTGACGAGATTGATAGATACCCACCAACAGCAGGAAGTGAAGGCGATCCAGTTATGTTAGCTAAAAGAAGAAGTGCTACATTTTGGGATAGTAAGTTAGTATTAACATCAACTCCAACAGTTAAAGGTGCTAGTGCTATTGAATCTGCTTTTGATGACAGCGATCAGCGTTTATTTTATGTTCCTTGTCATAAATGTAATAAAAAACAAACTTTAAAATGGTCGCAAGTTAAATGGGAAAAGAATAAACCAGAAACCGCTAGATATATTTGTGAGCATTGTGAAAAAAAATGGACTGATGTTGAAAGAACTATTAATATTAGCAAAGGTAAATGGAAAGCAACTGAATCGTTTAATGGACGAGCAGGTTTTAGATTAAATGGTTTATATTCAGTATGGGTCACAATGGAAGAAGCAGTCGGTGAGTTCTTACGAGCAAAAAAACTTCCTGAAACATTAAGAGTATTTGTTAATACTTATTTAGGAGAAACCTGGGAAGATGAAGGAGAACGTATTGATGATTTAGGTCTATTTGATAGACGAGAAGATTATAAGTTTCCTGATGAAATTATCTTATTAACAGCAGGAGTAGATATTCAAGATGATAGAATAGAATGTGAGGTAGTAGGTTGGGGTTTAGAAGAAGAATCTTGGAGTGTTGATTATCATATACTTTATGGCGATCCTACTTCTCCTAATATTTGGCAAGAACTAGAATTAATATTAACTAAAACGTATGATAAATCAGATGGGTCTAAATTAACGATAGTATCAACTTGTATAGATAGTGGTCACCATACCAATCAAGTATATAAATTTTGCAAGACTCGATATGCAAGACGAGTGTTTGCTATTAAAGGTATAGGTGGAGAAGGGAAGCCTATCATAGGAAGACCAAGTCGTAATAATATGGCTAGAGTAACTTTATTTCCTATTGGCGTTGATACTGCTAAAGAATTAATATATTCGAGATTAAGGGTTAAGAATTTAGGTGCTGGATATTGTCATTTTCCTACTAAATATAGCGAGGAGTATTTTAGACAATTAACAGCAGAAAAAATTGTAACAAAATATAGACGAGGTTTTAAAAAACGTGAATGGGTATTAATGAGACCAAGAAATGAAGCGTTAGATTGTAGAGTGTATGCTTTATCAGCTTTTACATTATTAAACGCAGACTTAAATCAAATATCTCAAAAACAAAAAACAGGACAAACACAAATGAATCATAGAGTCAACCAAAGTAGGTTGAAACATTATAAAAAACATACTAATTTCGCTAAATCGTGGAATAATTAAAAAAAATGGCAAATAAATTTACAGATATACCAGAAAAAGAACCAGTTAGTTTTTATAAAGGAGAAACAGTTGTTTGGAAACGAACAGATATAGGTGCTGACTATTCACCATCTAGTCATTCAATGGTTTGGGAAGCATCATTAGAAAGTGATGGTTCAACAAGATTTTCAGCAACAGTTACAGAATCAGGAACAGAATATACATTTACTTTAGATAATTCTGCTACATCTGGTTATACTTCTGGAGATTATTTTTGGGTTTTAAAAGTTCTTCAAACAAGTGATAGTGAAACATTAGTTATAGATTCAGGTAAAATTACTGTTAAAGATAATTTTTTTGCAACTACTGGGGATACTCGTAGTCATGCCAAATTAATGCTCGAAAAAATTGAAAGCATTTTAGAAGGTAGAGCAGATGCAGATGTTTCAAGTTATTCAATTCAAGGAAGATCATTAAGTAAAATTAGTATAGCAGAATTATTACAATGGAGAGATTATTATAAAGCAGAATATCAAAAAGAAGTTGCGAGATTTAGAACTGGCAATAATGAAGGTTCAGGTAGAGTCGTAAAGGTACAATTTAATGAAGTTGGTTGATAGATTAAAAAATATATTTAGAAAAAGAAGAAAACGTAGCTTTTATGCTGGTGCTTCACAAAATAGATTATTAAATAATTTTACTTTAACTTCAAAATCTGCTGATAGTGAAATTAAACAAAGTTTAAGAATTTTAAGAAGTAGAGCAAGAGATTTATCAAGAAATAATGCTTATGCTAGACGATATGTTAGTGTTTATGTAGATAATATTGTTGGTTCTAAAGGAGTTCATTTACAAGTAAGAAGCAGGGACCCAAATGGTGCGTTAGATAGTTTTGCTAATAATACTATTGAAACTAGATTTAAAGAATGGGAGTTAAATGTACTTCTGATGAAAAATTAGGTTGGATAGATTGTCAAAGATTATTTGC